TTCCCTAATCACCTCAAACGGATCTTGATGGACTGTTTCATCGAAACCGTTGATAATTTTGTTGTTTATCAGCCTTGTCCACACTTTTGACTCAACCGTCATGCCTTCAACCATACCAGTCAGTTCGTCAAAAACAATCGGTTCACATGTTTTGAATATAATAGCAGGGAAAGGTATAATGGGTTTCGTCGACTCTTTCTTATTTATAGGATTCCTTTCGAGTAGAGATATGAAATCCTGATCATTGAGCCCTCCAGCTTCATCATTTATGAATGTCTCAACCATTTTGCTGGTTAAAGTGTATTTTGGAACAGGATTTTCTTGAGACTCTCTAATGAACTTCTGATCCATGTTCATAATGCTCTTGGATTCAACTAGATCAGTTGGCCAGCCAACAAGGAAATTCTCAACATCTTTAGCACTAGTCTGGCCCTCTATGTTCATGTCCGAAAACTTGCTAGCAATCTGCTGAAGGTGGAGACCGAACCTGTATGATATTATTATCTTCTTTGCAGATTCAGTCGATATCTTGAAAGATGATATCAGCGAGCTTGGACCAACGACCATTATAAGGAATCTTGTGTCAATGTTCCTTATTTTCTCTCCTCGATCATTGATGACTGCTGGCATGTAAAGGCCATATGCTCTCTGATAAGTTGATTTGATGTCTCCCTGTGTCGTCTTGACCTCAAGTAAATAATTACTATCGACCAATAGTAAAGCGTCTGGTGAGTAATTGTCAAAGTCATCTCCTTCATGGAATCCTGACTCTGAAAAAGTCGGATCTTTTTCCCTATGGTCAACCAAATGGCTCAGCACAAGGTCGTGAGGAGCAGATTCAATTCCGCCAACAGACCCTTTCCTTTCATAGAATCTGTACAAATTGCCATTGTGAATGACAGGTTCTAATTGGAGCTCTACAGCTGGGCTAATGACATCAACAAATTTGACTTTTTGGCCGTTGATTTCTTCCTCACCAAAACTGGTCTCAATGATTACCTCTGGCTCTTCTTCGTAAGAGTAATAATGAGAATTTGAAATTGATGAATCCTCTGAGATATTTAGAGGGTTTATCAGCGAGTTTTGTAGGGCTGGTTTGATGACCCTTTGACTCGTGCTCATCGAATTTGCAACTTGTTTTCCTAT